CTTTCTAGTAAAGTTGATCCTGTCCATCATGAACCTAGATGCATACAGGTGTTCAGGTTCTCCTGCACTCATCTCATGCCGTATCTTGATGTATGGATCTACTATCACTGCCTTCACATCCTTCTCCCATACAAGGTATTCAAATACAGATTCAATCTGCTCTATCCGAAAGTCAGGCACTTTGTCCTTTTCAGGATAGACAAAAAAGAAGTTATCCTTCACCATGTCAAAGGCTCTCAGATACTCATCTTCCTGCACATCAAAATTCTTGTAGGCTCTATCTGTAGACTTTCCTAGGATAGTGTGAATGATGTCATCAAAGAACTCATCAGGTGGGTAGTTCTCAGGGCTAAAGAATGCAAACTTCCACCCCTCATTTATTGCCTTCAATACACAAAGGAAGATCAGGAATTGACTTTTGCCTTCATTGTTGTATCCTGTCCACAGGTTAAATTCTCCTGCCTTCCATGACCACATCTTATTCTGCATCCCTCCACTACTGACATGATCCATATCCCTCACATAGGTCTTTGATCCTGCTTCCTTTCCTTTACGGAAGTTCTGAAGCATTGAATCCTTTTGGGCTGCAAAGGTTTTGATTGAAGCCTCGCAGAAGTCCAGGTCAAATGTCTTTTCAGATTGTCTCTTCATTACCAAAGTATTTATCTATGTTCTCTTTCATTGCTTTGTAGTGCCCATTGCGTTCTGCCACATCCTTGAACCACTGCTTCTCAAATTGATTCCTGACCCTGATCTCATCCTTCCATGCCAAGGTAGTACCTTTTAAATCATAATCCATTATATTAATAATATTAATATACTTTTTTTGTAAGGAGTACAGCCTCTTCAGGTTGATTTCTATCAGTGCCCAATTCTTAGTCTTCTGTGCTTGAACTATCATTCCCCAAATATCCCTATTCAGGTCATTCATTTCCTGTATCTGCTTTGATTCCATTACCACCAATTATCTTCTAGGGTTGACTTCGGGTATTTTGATACCTCCACCTTTTCTGTAGTTCCTTTCAAGGTCTTTGAATTATTCTGTAGGTACAGGTTGAATGAATTCTGTGCTTTGTCTATAGTCATTGCTTCTCCTTCTTTAAGGACTGCCCATTTTTTGAATGATTCCCTTACTGTCTTTTCATCTAGGTCATATATCTCACACATCCTTCTAAAGTATGGTCTTTTCAAGGGCTTCTCTTTTTCCATATCCGCTTCTATTTCTACGAAAGACAAGTACTTCTCTTCTGTTCTTTCATTCTTTAATTCTTTATATTCTTTAGTTGGTTTCACTTGCGTGTCACTTGCGTGTCGTGTGCGTGTCACTTGCGTTTCACTATCGTGTCGCTCACCTTGGTAAGTGTCATATTTACAGATAGTTATCCGTGTCGTTATCGTTTCGTTTTTTAGCACTATCATAGAATCCTTCTCAAGCATTTTTAAAAACCTGATGACTTTTGATTTGCTAATTTTCCACCTATTCGCCCAGGTATCATAGGAGTAAATTACCTGTCCCCTGTTGACTTCTAGAAGTTGACCTTTGATCAGTACCTTCTTAGGTTCTATGTTTGCCTGAATGATAATATCAAGCCACCATTTCAAATACTCAGGCTTCTGCCAAATCCAATGGTCAGTAAGTTGCCTGTGAACTTTAATCCATCCTAACATCTTGAAAATAAAAAAGCCCAACAGGTGAGAGTCTGTCGGGCAGGTTGAATTTAACCTATGGAATTATTCTTGCCTCTCACCTCAGGAATAATTCGATATTCAAATATAAAACTTTTTTTGAATTATCCTACTAGGTAGCGTTTTTTTAATTGGTTATAAACGCACATATAACTGACCCCTAATTCTATGGCTATGACCTTTGTAGGAATCCTGTCCTGCCATCTTTCAAAGATGAGTTCCTTTTCGTATTCTGTTAGATATCTGCGTCTCATTTTGCTAGGTAGTATTTTGCTATTCGTTTATCATTTACCTCCACCATTTCTGTGGTGATGTTCATTCCCTGATCCTTCAGGTTTGATATCCTTGCAGATAGCCTGAAGCATCCAAACATAGTCAAGGCATCTAGGGTAGTAAGGGAGTGGCCATTCAATAGCCATCCCTTGATCAAAGCATTCTGTGAGTCAGTCTTCATAGTGAATAGATTAATTTCTTTGCAGCATTTAGATGTAAATTGAACTCCTCTTCTGTGATCTCTTCCAGGTTGTCAGCCTTCAGGATATAGGATACATATCTGATGTGTTCTATCTTGATAGATGGCCACAATTCTAGGGCTACTATGTTCTCTATCTTGTCTGTGTAGTAAGTTACTGCAAGGACTGCTTTTTCTGAGATCAGTTTGTAGTAGTAGTACTTATTGATGCAGAAGTACTTTGGTATAGATACCTCAGATTCTACCTCCTGAGTTTGAGTAATTTTGATGGTCAAATTTTCCATTGCTTTTTTGGTTTGTTTTGGTTTACGATAATTTCATCCCTAGCATATAGCCCAGGGCAAAGAAGGGAGACAGGGCAATGATGAAATAGAGAATCTTGCCTGTGATTTTAAGTGCTTTTTTCATGATCTTATTTGGTTAGGTTATTTCTTTGCTGAAGGATTAGCTGAATGTCAAACCAATCTTGCTGATATTCATCTCTTTTTGTTAAATCAAGATGTCTTTTGAACTGATGAATGATCAATTGCTCATTGACAAAGTCATACAATTTCTGAAGATGTTTGGTGTCTACTGTTGAAAGTGCTTCCTGATTCTTACTGATTAAATTTTCCATGTCTGTTTTGGTTGTTTGCTGTTATTCGATTCACAAATCTAAACAATAAATTAGAATAAACAATACCCTAGACAAATTTTTTTATCAAATTTTTTGCCGTAGCCTCTTTGATCACTAGCTGAATCCGATTGTAAGGCAGGCAGGTATCTTCTGCAATCTCCTTTCCATTATATCCCCATGAGGCCAAGGTGATGATTCTGTTCACCTGATCCCTAGGCATTGATTCAACTAGGCTAGTACCACAGGACTTCCTAGGCTGATCCTCATGTACCTTCAGCAGGGTGTACAGGACATAGGTAACCTGACTATCTTTCATTCCTAGACCTTCTGCAATCTGCACTTTCGTGTATCCTTGTGAATACAGGTATAGTATAGTCCTGCTCACTTTTTGGAACTTATGAGATGCCATAATCTTTCAAAGGTTTCATTGAATGGTAGCCTTTCTGTCTGACAGGTAGACTTCACCCCCTTAGGGGCTAGGTCTCCAGGTCTCTTGATAAATTTTCCTAGGTATAGATAGTTATTCATTTGACAATTTCTTTAAGTTGATTCCAAATATTTTCAGCGTTCTTTCCCCAATACATATCGCACTTCCCGTCTTTGATAGGAGGCTTTAAATACCATTGGTATTCACTAGGCAAAGCCGTATACCTGTAGCAGGTTTCTTTGTGGGGACAATTTGTCCCTATGCACTTATCTATATCAGGGCTCATTTGATCTGTAGGTTGAAGTTTTCTACTATCCTAGCACCCATCACAAATTCACCTCTTTTGATGGCTTCCTTGATGGCTACCTTGTCTGCTGTCACCACATTCTTGACATTCTGAAAGGCAGCAGGCAGGGCTTCCACTACATCTACCTCCACCGCTTCTGATCTCCTCACAGATAGCTTGAAAAGTGGGCTTTCTACCTTCTCAATTCCGCTAACTAGCATGGCCTTCTTAACAGATTCCTTTAGCCATTCAATCTTCTTTTCTCTACTTTCCTTCATGGCCTTCAGTCTCTTGATCTCCTGATCTATAGCATCTGATTCTGCCTGGAAATTGGCTATCACTTTTGCATAGTTCACAGCCTTTGCCTGAAGTTGATCCTGATTAATGATCAGGGCTTCTTCTAGTTCTGCTGTCAGTTCTTCAGTTTCAAGAAGCACAGCTAGATACTGTGCTTCCTGAGTGATTTCGTATAGGTTCATATTAGTCCGTCTAGGGTATCTTGTTGGTCTTTGTTGAAAGTGTATTTGCTCATGGCTTCCTTTGCCTGCTTCTTCTGTGCATCTGTGCCATTCAGGTATCTGACTATGTAGGCAAATTGCTCTTCAGTAGGTGCTAACTTTGTAGGTACAGGCTGCTGTCTCACAGGCCTTGTGGCTGCCTCTGCATCATCATCTGAAATCCGTAGATTCAGGATGCTTGTAATGGCATACCTCCTAGCATAAGAGATAGAAGAACCCTGTGCCTGTGGATCATTCTGCCTAACTACCTGAAGTGTGTAGGTGGCAGCCATGTATTCACCGCTGTCAGCATGGGATAGCATGGTAGTCAATCCTTCAGCATCAGGGAATGACATCAGCACTAGCCCTGCCTTTTCTAGGGGTTCTGTGATCTCATCAATGATGTGGGGAAGGCTTGCATAGTTCTTCTTGAAAAAAGGATTTGCAGCATCTTTTGAAATTTTTCCTACCATAGTGTGAAACTTTGCTAGGGCTTGTGTGAGATTTGTGATACTTGGTGATCTTTCCATTTGGTTTGTATTTATTGGTTATTGATTGCGTTCTATTTCTAGTTCTACTGCCATCAGGATAGATGCTGTAGGGATTATATCAGCACCATCTTCATAAGACATGAGGCTTGATGTGTGATTGATTCTGACTTCCATCTCCCCGTAGGCAGGTGCAAATTCGCTTTCATCTTCACCATAGTATTCGATGGTGTAGTCACCTATCCATTTGTAGTCAATGCCATCATAGGTGAAGTCAACTTCTTGATCTGTGTAGTGGTCTAAATTGTAGTTCATTTTTTTAGGGTTTAAAGTAAAGCCCCCGAAGGGGCATTTCATTTAATAAAAGACTGTTTTGCCTTTTGTTTCAGATATTGTTTCGCCCAATGGGGAATAAATTATTTGGTAAGTGTAACTAGCTACCTTTTTAATTTTATTATTTTTTGTTGTGCCATTTGCATAACAAAATTCCATTCCTGCTAAAACGAAATGCCTATAAATTAAAATTTCGTTTCCGTTTGCATCTGTTTTTTTGCTAATAAGTTTACTGTTCATGGTGTTTTTGGTTTTATGTCCCTGTTTGATGAATCAAAGAAACGAATAAATAAATTAGAATCCTACAACTAAGTAAAAATATTTTAAACAAAATCTGATATTTTTTAAGAATGTCGATTTTTAGCCGTATAAATGCAGAAAATTTCTTATGGAAGAATCAGAAATCCTGAATCCTTTTGGGTACGGGAAAGCCTCAAAGGTCATAGATGAAAATAGAAAGCCTGCTGAATGGTGGTGGGATTACCTAGACATGAATGAGGCAATAGCAGAGAATGAATTCTATGTGCTTTTTGAAGATGGCCTACTAGTCAAGAAGGGAAGATCAAAGTTCAGGACATCTCAGTACCTGCATGGGGATAGGTTCAAATCATTCAGGCAGAACTATGAGAGAGATTAAGGGCTGTCTTTTATTTGTAGCCTACACCCTTATCTTTGCCATTGCTATCATTTACCTATTTGAATGTCTATCATGAATTTTCACCAAGAAGTCTATAAAGTCCTATCAGAGATCACAGAAATGCTGATAGCAAAGAATCAGAAGTATGGCAATTCAGCCATAGAACCCCTAGGGATATTCTCAGACCTGACACCTGAAGAAGGGCTGAAGGTCAGGATAGATGATAAGCTAAAGAGAATCAAGAATGGAAGCCTTGACAAGGATGATGAAGATGTCATCAATGACCTGATAGGATACCTAGTGCTGCTGAAGATTCTGCACAAAAAGGAACAGCCAAATCAGATGGAACTCCTTACAAAGTTTCAAAGAATAATGAATGAAGAGAATGAAAAATGGGATTTCTTTGACTGATCAAAAGAATGAACTAGGTCTGTTTCTGAATTGGTTCATCAAGCACTACAGCACATCATCAAATGCAGGGCTGATGTTCTACATGGATAGCATGGAAAAGGAAGTCAGTATCAAGCAGATAGTAGATGAATATCTAGGAAAAATTCATGCAGAATGAATGATAAAGTAAACGCTAGTTTACATTTTGCCCCCTTAATGTATAAGATACTTTACATTAGCCTGACAAAACCTGTAAAAAATCAAGGACATATTCGGGAATTATCCGAATAACTGTAGACAATTTGTCTACACTTGTAACAAAAAAGGGGTGTATTTGTTACAGAATTATGCAAAAAGGTAACAGCATATACTCATAGGTTTACAAATAGTGAAACTTTTTGAACTTATAGGTCTTCTTCTTCCTGATCTAAATGCAGGATTTCATCCCTGATCCTTTGGTATTCACCCCTGATCAGACAGCTAGTCTTATCATAGAAGGATATCACCTGGATATCATGCACCAATTCCTGTACATAGGCTATGTCCTGAACCCTTACCATCCTTCTGACAAATTCATGCTTGACATCAAGTCCCAATTCTTTCCAATCCATAGTACTACCTGACAGCATCACATCTATTTCAATCCACATCCTAGAATAGTTTTTTGCTAACACTTAGTGTGTGTATTTTTTCGAAAGGCTGATATCCATATTGAAACAAATACTTGTTATCCAAGTAGCCTACTTTCACACTAGGATCAAGAACTGAATTGATTGCTGCACCTAGGTATAATCCCTTCGGTTTCACAATCACCTTCTCTGTTTTTGTCTCTGTGATTGTATTGGTCACCACAGGAATAGTATAGTCATTGATAGCAGTCATTTTTAGGACTTCTCCAAGGACTTCACCGCTCACCTTGGTACTTCCATACTCGAAAGGAAAGGATGCCTGAAACAGGCTAATTTTAGGCTTAGAATCGAGAAGGATTGTGTCCCTCAAAACTTGAGTTTTAATCCTAGTCTTTGGGATGTAGATAGTATCTGTGGAGGCTACATAGATCGTGTCCTTTTCTATCTTGGTGGTAGTCTTATAGATGGTCTCTATCTCCCTCTTTGGGAATAGAATGATAGCTACTATTGCCCCGATCAAAAAGAATATTCCTGCTATCCTTGTCTGTTCTCTGTCCATTACAATGGGAATTTTTGTGAGTCTACTAGAAGTTCATAATTCTCTAAGCCATCCTTAACAAATCTCCTGCCATTCAAGGTCAGGATTCGACCACCTACAGGCTTGACAGGTGCTGCTCTTTCAATGTGCCACCCATGTGATCCATCCCCGTATTCTTCCTTGTACGATCCTGTGAGAGTAAGGTGAATCTGCTTCTGCTGTAATTCATAGACCCTCTTCCCCTGATTGTAGTGCAGGGTATCCCTGACATCATTCCTGCTTGAATTCTCATGAATATGACCCATCACAAAAATGTCCATATTCTCATAGGTTTCCAAAGCCCTAGTCAAGTTGATTGCACCCTTGGTGACTATACCTCCACCACCTGATCCATGAAAGTACTTCAGGTTTTTTGTCATTGAAGTATTATTCCTTACCTGATATTTCAGAACAATCCATCCACCATATCCACCTGTGAAAATGTTGCTATTGTTTTTGTAGTTCATCAGGTCTACAAATCTCTGAAGCAAATCTGTTTCCTGGTATTTGATGATCGCAGTCTCATGATTGCCATATCCTATCACAGTCAAGATAGATGCATAAGGTGACCACCATTCTACAGCCGTTTCTACTATGCTATCCAAATACTTGGCATTGTTATGCTCAGGCAGGATATCGCTTTTATTCCCCCTTCTATCACCTTTGCCCTGCATCAAGCAGAAGAAATCTCCATTGATAAAAACGGGCATCTGATTTTCAAGGCAGTAGTCAAGATGTCTTTTAAGCATATCCCTGTCACACTTGGGATTGTCCCAATGGATGTCAGACAAAAGTGCCACCCTGTTCTCCTCTTTGCTAAGTGAAAGGCTATGCACATTCCTTGCAATTTTGGTAAGTTCCATTTATTTGGTTTTAGTTATTTTACAAACTTTTCAAACCTAGACAGGATTGAATCAGGGCTGAAGATCAGGACTAGACCTATGCCTATCCCGAAGGAAGCATCAGACCATGATAAGCCCTTCACAAATACAGAAGCAATACTAGATAGGATCAAAATCAATCCTAGGGCTGTGGTCTTCCATTGCTTTACATTCTGAACCTTCATGAGTCTAGGTCTATATTTTCACTATTGATTAAATTCCAAAAATACTCAGATGCTTTTTCTAAGGTTTTGTATTCAACTTCATTAAGGTCTTTGTATTTTAATTCATCCCTGAAGTATTCTTTCAAGTCCCACAGGATAGACTTCATCTTTGCACCATTCACAGCATTTGTGAATTCATGATTGTCTTCAGGTAGCTTGAATTTTAGGATTGCCTTCATACTATTCCCCTGTATTCTGCCTTGGCATCAAAGCAAGGACAGGCCTTATTTGCATTCGGGAAGTCTCTGTGTCCCTGAATGATCAGGCACTTGTTATCTGACCATTCAATCACCTCATTTATGCACTTCAAAATAGCTTCTTTTTGCACAGCAGTTCTGTTATCTACGGGCTTTCCTTCCTTGGTTATCCCTCCAATGTAGGATATGTGAACGCTTTCTTTGTTGAATCCTTTCACCCCATTTGCTATACTATCAAATGGCAGCAGTCTATGAATAGTGCCATTTTTTTCTATCAGCAGATGATAGCCTGGGGACTTCCATCCAAGGGTATCTTTCCAATGCCTTTGAATAGCTTGTACTGTTGCTGTCTGCTGACTTGCAGTGCAGTGTATTGCAATATACTTGATGGGTCTTTTCATCTTCCCTGACCCCTGTATTTCTTGGGCTTATTTAATGCCTTTGAGTAGGCCTTCTTTGCCTTCCCATTCCTTCGCTTTCCAAAGGTGATTTTGATCTGCGTACTACTTCCCTTCTTCATCTTTCTTTTTGCTGTCAAAGATTGCTTTTTCGTTTTTGATTTTAAAGACTAGCCACACGATTGATAGCAGTGAGATGATGATAGTCAAGAAGACATTCACATTCATCAAGTCAATAGCCTGAAATATGTTAGCAATAATTGCTACTAGTGTGGAAGGAAGTCCAATTTCATCCTTTTGAAAGACATTCATTTCGCTTAAGTTGTAGGGATTGCACAAAGGTTCAAAGGTACAGGGCTACTGATCTCTATCTCAATAGATACCCCTGCCGTAAAGTCATCGAATCTCTCCTGAAAGAATTCAATGGTAGCATTTGTTGAAGGATTGAAGGAATAGGCTGTATCTAGTTTTAACTTTCCTAGCACATCCAAAGCCACAAGCATCTGATCACTTTGAATCTGTAGCCTGTTTGATTTGTCTTCAGTTAGCAGATCAGCAAATAGAAGGACAGCCCTGTATCTGATCACAGATGTAGCATATTGGGCAGGCCTTACCACAGTCCAAAGGACAGGGTATTCAATTTCACCTCCATTATCTACATAGTCATAGATATCCCCTTCACCGAAGGTTCTTATCATTGGGTGTGCTTCCTGTATTGCCTTTAACTTTGCTACTAGTTCTGATAGAGTCATTTTGTTTGGATAAATATTCCTTGAGTTTTTTTTCGTTCTTGGAATAGGCCATGATTAAAATGGTTTTTTGTATCTGTTTCCTTGGTATCTTTCGCTGTATGGTCTAGGGTCTTCATAGTATCCACTGCCTAGATTGATTGCCACCTTGTACTGATTAGATACAGGCTGAATAGTAGTCACATCAGATCCTGGATTTAAGTACTCAGGGTATAGGGTAGAATTGGCACACAAATAATTGATAGTCCTTTCAGCGTACCACTCAGCATAACCTTTGTAGTATTGGCTGATTGACTGCAATTCTGCGAAGGTAGGTTCTTCTATGTTTTCAGACTTTCGCTTCACTACACCTTTGTTCACGAACTTATACTGCAATGCCATAGGCAATTCACCTAGGACATAGTTGAACAGGGTATCTGTGATGTATGAATCTAGCAAAGTCTTATAGACTGCATTCCCTCCCTGACCTATGGTGTTTGCCACGATCAAAGAAAGTATTTTGTCATAGAGTGCAGACCCTAGGATGGGATGAATGTACCTGTCCTGAGTCATCTTTACCACCTGTGTCACATTCTTCAGGTCTATATTTGCGGAGGCTACAGTGAAATCCTTGAAGGACTGCTCACTGATCATTAGAACATTTGCACTCATCGGCTTGTCTTTTCAATTACTACATTTCTTTTCCACTCGTGACGGCAATAGGGAGTAACTATGTTTGTACCTGGTCTTCTATACCATCCACCGCATAACTGAAAAACAGAATAGCCTAGTTGATTTGAGATATTCTGAATCTCTTCACGGGTGAATAGTTTGCTTTTCCCTTTGCCGTCTGCATTATATAGCATATCGCACAAAGGTCTACTTCCACTTTTAGCAGCAGGAACTCCTGATCTTTCTTCATAGGAATATAGCACCCTGAAAGATGTGATAGGCTCAAGTCTTCTGACTGCTGCTTCCCCTGTCCGGGTAACTTTTCTAGTGATTAAGCCTTCCCTGTCAATCTTCTCTTCAAGCACATTGTCATCAATCAGGGTGTTGATTCTACCTATTACAGAAGCCTCATCTATTCCCGTAGCCTTTGCAATCTGTGGAATGGTAATGGCAGGATCATTCTGAATCTGCTTTACAATATTCCGCTGAACCTCATTCAAGATGTATTCTGCAAATAGTTCTTCCTTTACGAATTCATCCATTGAAGAAAAGAACATCTTATTTGATTCTAGGATTTTAAACCTGTCCCTGCTGAATCCTTTTCCTTCAAACTTCGCTAGGATTTCTGCATCATGATCAGAGATCGAGCAGTTCAGGTGCTTGTGATCATGGAAGGCTGTAGGCTCTTCTACAGGGGTTTCATTTATCGCAATAGGGGTTACTATATCTGTTCTGATTGGAAGCCCGATAAGGCCACGCAATTCGTTCACATCCATAGATTCTACTACCTTGGTGGCAATCAAAGGAGATAGGCTGTTCAGGGAATTGATGATGTCCTGTGATCCTGCTGTTTCCTTCTTTTCGATTGGGTTCAGACCTAGCTTTTCTCTGATCTCTTCCTGTGTCATGTTAGCAGAGATTATAGCCTCAGAGAATTCAAAGTTGATAGGCTCAGTCTTTCTAAGTTCTAGCAGGGCTGCCAAGTCATTGAATTTGTACAGGTAATTGATGGTCTCTTCTATGTTCCGCTGCTTGGTGTTCACATAGGTATTCTGAAATAGTTCGTATGCTTCTCTCATCTCTGATCTACCACCTAGCTGACCTTCAGTTTTAATTCCAAAAAGCATAGGTGAAGACACCTTGTGACCTGAGAAAATTTCAGTTTGCACTGTCTTATTCAAAAGGTCAAAGTGCTTATCAAGTTCAGTCCCTGATAGGTCTACTATTGAAGGCTCATTCTCTTTGCTGTCATTGAAGGCAAGCATGAATTTTCCTGCATTCTTTGATCCTGAGAATTTGTCTTTGAATTGTCTTTCAATTCTATCTTCTTCTTCCTGGGATACCTTACCACCATTCAAGTTAATCAACTTGGAAGAGAACATTCCGTTATTGATAGTGTTCAGGTGGTATTCCCCTATAGATATATCTAGTTCAATGTAGGAGATCGCACCTCTGTAGTCAGGTAGTGAATAGGTATTTGCTCCTGCTCTGTATTCCTTAAAGTACAGAATCTGTGATCCTGTTCTATTGTTTGGATCGAAGGCAGGGAAGGTCTCATAGTCAGGTCTAGGGTTGACATTGTCATTCTTGATCCAATTATCAGACACATAGAATTCACTATTGTCATGATTCGTTCTGACCTTATAGTAGTCTACATGATAGAGTTCAGCTATTTCACCTGTGGCTTTTGTCCATATCACCTGAAGGTAGTACCCTCCAAAGATGGTCATGTCTGTAGTTAGCTTTTTGGTCAGTTCATTCAAGGATTCTTCAGATGAATTGACCTGATTGATCATTCCGTAGGCCTTGGCCTTTTGCATTTCATCTTCAGCCTTCACAGACCACCCATTCCCACAGATGTAGTCTACCTTCCCTGTCACAATAGCATTATGCTTTGCAGAATTATTGTACAGCCTTAGTAGATAGTTTGGGTAGTCATTTCTTTCCCCATAATAAATCCAATCCTTTCCCTTCACTTCTTTGTAAATGGGTAGGGGTACTTGGTCAAATTTGAAAAACTTAATCATATTGTCGTGTATGTTTTGTAGTTACCATTGTAGCCATCATATCTGACCACTCCTGCTGTTGACAAATTCACTGCTGTCAATTCCATCTTTCCTGTGGCTATGATTGTAGCACCGCTTCCCGCTTGGGTTACATAGTACCGCCAAAATCCCACAGTGCTATTCTGAAAAGAAGCCTCTAGGATATTGAATTCTGAATATCTTTCCTTATGGGTACTGACATCTGCTAGGCTCAAGGTCACCTCTTCCTTTGTTACTTCATGCTGAAATAGGAAGGTGTAGGTGTTGCTGCTTGTTTCCCTCTTATCAAATAGGGCTATGTAGATAGCACTTGCTGATCCTTTCTGAATTATAACCATAACCATAAATACAAAATAGACTACCCATGTACACAAAAAAAAACACCTCCACAATCGGAGGTGCTTTTCACATAAACTACAAACCAAATATCTTAGTCCAAAGGAATGCTTCCCGTGAATAGTGGTGCTAGTTCTTTCTCATTGCCTGTGAAGGTCAATGTGTAGCCATTTCGATCACCGAATGCAGTACCTGTAGCTGATCCGCCACCTGTAAGATCAAGACCATTCACTTCTCCCAAAGCCCAAATTTTGTCATTGTTATCTTTTACCAAAGCAACAAGTCTATTCTTGGCTAAAAGAAGGATTTCGTTTCTTGTATTTACCTGCAATTTATTAAGGATGACCTCCAAGGTCTGAGCGTAGAATACAGTGCCATTCTGAACATTGGTATTTACTGCTTCTGCAAAGTTTGAACTTTCTTTTACTAGTTCGTACTTCCAAAAGTATTTACCTGAATCCATAGTCACACCTGTGTAAGTGCCTGCTGATCCTGTCCAAGATGCAATGTCCTCTACTGCTGCAAAATAAACTTCCTTCAAACCGCCGATTGAATCTTTGCAGTCAAGGGTATAATTTTGAGTTAAGGCACAAGGCATATTTTTTATTATTTAGATTGTGAAGGGGAAGATGCCACCATCTCCCCCGATTTTTTTAATTCAAATTAAGGAGCAACATACTTCTTCCAGAACACTACTTCGTCAGGGAAGGCAATCTGTACACCTAGCTTGAATTCAACTACGAATCTCATTTCATCCGCTTCTTTTGCGTAGAACAATTCGAAACGATCCTGCTCGTTAAGCATATCAGTACCAAGGTACAAGTTGCTCATAGAAAGTCCGAAAAGGTAGTCAGTACCATTCAATCCATTCACACCAATCAATTTGATAGCAGTACCTGGAACAATCAATTCCATGTTAGCCGCATCTACAGGGTAGTGGAATAGGTTCTGATCACGCAATGCAATCACATATTCTCTGAAGGTATCATTTCCGCAGAAGATAACCACATCATCCTTGTCCAAAAGGGCAGCAGGAAGGGCAGCAAATACTGCATCTACAGCAGCAATCACATTTGAAGTAGTCAATGTAGTAACATTGGCAGAGTTTCCATTGATAGGATCACCTGCACCACCAAAGCCTAGGGCATTGATGATAGTTCCGATTCCTTGGAACTTGTTCAACTGACCATCAGAAGAGGCAGTATTTCCCTGCCACAAAGCAGTTTCCAAAGCAGCACCAATTCTCTGTACTTTCTGTGCAGAATATTCAGATGCATAAGCCATGTAGTCATAGCTTGATCCTTCTCTCAAAGCCTTCTGAGTGTACTTAGCTTCAAATGCTTTAGGGCAGATTGATTCTTGAATCTTAATCTTACCTACAGTAAGGGTTCTTTGAGTGATAGTAGTAGTTCCGCTAGAAGAGAAACCACAAGTTCCACCTGCTTGGAATACTGCATCAGTAGTCATGATGTTGATAGTCTCAGCGGATTTGATACCCACTTGGACATTTCCTCTTGCTTCGATCAAAGAAGCAGTTTTTGCAGAGAAGATAGCAGCAGATGTTAGCTGCAATTCATTCTCCTTCACATAGTTAGTTAATGCTGATAAATCTAAGGCCATTTTATTTTTGTTTTAAAATTTGAAATGCTTTTTGAATGTTTGAATATCTGTCTTCCTTCTCTACTTTGATTGCCTTATGAAAAGAGTTGGGTGCAGATATTGCTTTGTCACTTGGTTCTTTGGCAAGGCTTTCAAGAACTACTGCTTACAATTCGACTGCCTGCTTCATATCTTGATTTTTCTTTGCCATTTCTTCTACCTTGGCAGCAAGTTCTTCAACTTTCTTTTCAAGGTCACCCATGGCCTGTTCTACTTTGGCCATTGCTTCATCCTTCACAGGTGCTTCAGCAGGTACTTCTTCAGCAGATGCTTCAATCTCTACTTCGATCTTAGGCTCTTCTTCTGCTTTCTTAATCTCTGCAATCTTACCTTCTTCAAGGACTACCACTATTTCACCTGATTCTAGCTGATGTTCTCCAACAGGTGCAGGGATGCTTTCACCTTCTGCTCCTACTACAAAGATTTCACCTGATTCTAGATCATAGGCTACAATAGTTCCATCTACTAGTTTGCCTTCAGTCATTGCAAAGGCTGCCTTCTTTTCTGCTTCTGAAAAAAGAAGTTGCTTAATCTGTACTAGTGCTTCTTTTGCGTTCATAATTGTAAGTATTCGTTTAGTATTTAATGTTCAATTTGACTCAATATTTTGAAAATTTGTGACATGATCTGCTCCTCCTCTGTAATCACCTTGTTTGTCTTCTCATATCTGAAAAGCCCCTCCACAGAAAAGCCTTTGAAAGTTCCCGCCTTCACTTCTTCCCAAATCTTATCATTCTCCACCTTGAATGATCCAAACCATGACCCATCAGATACTTCTTCAAATCCATTAGGAGGCATGATTCCTTTCTCCCTGTCAATGATGTAGCTTTCAAACATGAAGACCCCATCCACAGGTGTAGAATGTTCTACATTTACCCTAGATTGGTAGCCCTTCTTGAAGAAACGCTGCACTATCTTCTTGATCTCAGCAGCAGAGAAAGTCACATAGTACTCCTCATCCCCATCCCTTCTGTAGATCGGTAAATCCGCAATCATCAAAGCACCTGTCACGATCCGCTGTTCAGGGTTTTGAATGTTGAATTGATTGTGTCCTACTGCCCTGAAGTCTTCCTGATTCATCTTGGATTCTGCCCATCTTAGCATAGGTTCACCACCCCAAAGAAGATAAGAGATAGTCCCACAGGCTTCTGTGTCTTCAGGCTTGTAGTATTCCGCTGCTCTACTTAGGTAGGAATAAGTTCTTCTGATAACATCCTTTGAAAGATTTTCCCCGTTCATGATTTGGGTGGCTCGAATTTTTCCCACCTGTGTGGCACACTTATTTCCTAGTTCCTCATTCAAACGGATTCCTCTTTCAGCATTGTCCTTTGCAGATTGGGGATAGTCAGAATATGAGTCTTCCTGAAATCTACCTTCCCATAAGTTCGAACAAATAGCTACAGCCTGTTCTGATTCCTTACCTTCATTGATCACATATTCAATGCATCTAGGAAGGAATTCTTCCTTTGATTCGTTTGCTGTAGGCTCTACAAATTGATCCTTGAAAGCAAGGAAGTTTTTCTGAATTGCAGGGTATTCTACTAGGGCAATGAAATCAACTTCTTCATCATCTTCAATAGCATCCCCTATCATCATTTGATATAGTGGTATTTTCTTATCCATGTCTTTAAGTATTAGAATCCCGCTCTGCGTTCAATATCTGCCACACGCTTCTGAGTGCCTGTCACTTCGCTTTCCACTACATAGGCTCTGAGTGGTGGCTGATTATTCATGACCTGACCTAGTGCTGTCACAGGGCTATTCCCAACAGTAGGAACTGCTGAAGCAGTCTGTGGTGCTGATGCAGATACATCAGGTGCAGATGCTCCTCCACCCTTACCACCTGGGACTTGTGTCTTTGCTATGGCTCTAACATTTTTGATACCTCCTGCCACAGCCAAGGCAGCAGCAAGGGCAGCACGAATAGGGGAAGATGGATCACCTGGGACTAGCTGTGAAGTGTAGGCTTTCTGTGCCCCTAGATAGGTGTCAATAGTAGTAGCAGCTATTGCCGTAGCCTTTCCTGCTGCTGTATTCTTACCCACCAAATCAGCCACACCTGCAAGAAGTCCTGAAACCCTTGCAGCATTTTCTAGCTTTGCATCTGCTTCTTTCTTGTCTAGTTCAATCCTTGCATCTACATTCTCCCTGATGGCTTCTGTGTAGGCTTTTTCTGTGATCAGTCCTGCTTCTAGCTGCTCAGTCAAAAGGGCTTCTTTCTGATCAAGAAGATTCCTTTGAATTTGGAAGGATAGGTCAGCCTGTGCCATCTCCCTTTCAAGTTCTGCTAGGTCTTCTGCTGCTGCCTGCTGATCAATAGTCAACTGAAGGGCTGCTAGTGCCTGCTGTTCCTGTGTTGCTAGTTCTAGCACTAGGGCTGTCTTCTGTTCTGCTGTCAGTTTCTCATTCTCAAATATCTCTAATCTTTGCTTTTCATAATCAAGTAGAATCTGCTGTCTAGCTTTCTCATTTTCATCCTTGATGCCTTCAAGTCTAGTCTGAGTTCTAATCTCATTTAGCTGTTTTTGGAATGCCTCTTCTTTGTCAGCCTCTTCCTTCTGATATTTATCTTTGATGTCCTGTAGTTCTTTCTGCTTGGATGCTTCTAGGATGCCATCATCTTCAATCCCTGCTTCTTTCAACTTCAGGAACTTCTCAGAATAAGCCTTTTCTACTGCCTCTTCTTCCTGCTTCTGTTTGTCTAGCATCTTTGTTCTAGCATCATTTAAGATTGCTAGTGCTTCCTGCTCCTTTTGGTTCTGCTTTTCTCTCTCTGCTGATGCTTTTTCACCTGCTGCTTTCTGACCATCTAAAACAGATAGTTCAAATCCTGCCCTTTTTTCCTTTAGTTGATTGAGTTGTGCCTGTGCTTCCTTGATTGTCTTATCCCCTTCCATTGCTACTGCTTCAGGATCGAATACCATTTCAGCTATTCCACCTGTGAAGCCTTCTGCAAGATTGAAGTTCTGCCCTGCTGCCTTACCTATTAAATCAATGCCTACAAGGACTGCTGTGATTGGTGCTGTCACCATTGCTATCAATCCCTGAAGTAGCTGCTTATTTCTTATAGATGCTTCTAGTTGTGCCTGCTTGGTAGCTTCAGCATTCTGTAGGTTTATCTCTGCTGCCTTAATAGCCTCATCTGTTTGGGCTATCTTCAATTTCAAGATGTCTTCTTCAGACTTTCCCTGTAGTTTTAATTGATTCGCCTGACCATCTATTGCGTCTAATTTTTCCTTGTTTGCTTCTAGGTCTTTTAAGGTGGCTTCATTGAGTTTCTTCTGTTCACTGCCTACTCCATTCACTAGACCTAGGATGTCATCCCAATAGGTCACCAATAGACCCACAGCCACCACCAATGCACCTATTCCTGTAGCTATCAAAGCCTTCTTGAATCCGTTCACCCCTGCTGTCAATCCCATGAAGGAAGTCTTCAACTGAGCACCTACCTTTCCAATGTCTTTGAGTTGGGATAGTCCCTGAGAAAGTGCCATTGCTGACTGAACTTTCAGGAGTGCCTTTTCTACTTCCTGTGATTCACCACCGAATAAGGCCATAGCCCCCTGTACTGCTGCTATCCCTCCTGCTGCTGTGGAGGCTGCCGTAGTCAATGCCTGAAATCTCTTCCCTGGATCAAATAGCTGTGCCGCCTCATTTGCATCTTCAATGCTGTCACGAATACCTGCTACCTTTTGAGCAGCATTTACCGCTTCTGTGGAGAATTCTCCATATCTCTGCCTAGCAAGTTGCAGTTCCTGTGTCGCTTCCCTTAGTTGCTTCTTTAAGGGTTTGACATCAGCATCTAATATGATCTTATTTTCTTCAGCCATTGGTTGGGGTTTTTAAAGGTTTGGGGAATCGATTTGATTCCCCATTTGTACTATTCTGCTTCTTCCTTCGGGTTCTGCTCCTGCACTTGCTGTGCTAGGAATTGGATGAAGGACATCCCGTACTTTGTAGGCAGTTCCTGTGCCCATGCTTCAAGCATTTTGATTTGTTCTTCGTTAAGCGTTACTTTCATCTTGTATTTGGTTTTGGTTTTGTGATTCTAAATAGGCAGAAATAATCTCCTCAGTCCAAATGGCATTTGCTACCGCTTGTACCTTGGCATCTTCTCCGCTGATGTCATTGCTAGGATTGACCACATAACGATGAAAGGTTCTTGTGATTTCTACATCATCTTTTTCAATAATGTTTGCAGTCCTTACCTGTATAGAGTTATTCTCAAGAATCTCTATTTTGTCTACGATTGTTTTTTCTGTTAAAGCCATTTTATTTTTTGTTTAAACGAAATAAGTTGCAGTTCCTCTGCACATCATAGTTCCCATTCCTAATGAAGACGCAGATAAACCTGTATGGCCTGTTGTGCCACCATTGCCACCAATAAAATCTCCTTGAGTTGATCCATTTGCAACTTGAAAAGTTATGTTATTAGTAGCAATTAATAAATTATCTAAAAGGACAGTACCTTGAGGATAAAAAGAACTGCTATCAGCTAACACAACAAATGGAAGACCACTCATTCCTAATGAACTAGTGATCGCTCCTTTTTGAAATGATACTTGCCAAACTATAGTAACTTGTCTACCTATTTTAGTATACCATCCCCTTCTACTATAGTATGTTGCAGTTCCTCCGCCTCCAATAAACTCAGGTGTCCAAGTCCCTTCCTCATAATCATCCAAGGCATTTGCTGCTGCTGTGTCTCCGTTAAAGGTTAAGCCGTCACCTGTTACTCTAATTTTTTCGCTTCCATTCGTTCCAAGAACTAGATTACCTGCTCCATTTACCCATCCGTATCCATTGCTTGAACTATAACCCGCCGACAAACTACTTGAAAACCAATTCGCGATCGGTTGATTTCCTGGCATATATAATCTATCGTTACTTTGAAGAAGACCAATAGCCGTCACACTACTGCTGAAGGTCGCTGCTCCTGTGGTTGAAATAAGCAAAGGAGTAGTAGATGCAGTAGAATTAAATATGCTGAATTGATTGTCAGTTCTAGTATTTACTAGCCATGACTGAGCAGAATTATTTAATGCAATTTGTGCTGCACCTGTAGATGCATTCACAATTCTTAATCCTTCAAATCCTCCTGCTGAATTACCATTTGCTACAAATTGACTTCCACTAACACTACTACTGAAGGTCGCTGCTCCTGTGGAGGAGATTGTCAGTCTATTTTGACCTGCGGTATTATCTCTAAACTCTAAACTTCCAATAGTTGTAATTGACGAACCAATTGCATAAGACCTGCCTCCTGTATTTGTGTCGGTAAGCAAAATGCCTGCGGTGTCAAAGTCACTATTTGCAACCAAATTAATTCGATAAGAATTTGCGGTGCTAGTTCCTAAAAGGAGTTTACTTACTTGCGCATTACCACTAAACACCGCACTAGTCCCGTTCAAAGCACCTCCTACACCTAATGCACCTGAGAAATAACCCGCTCCTTCTACATCCAAAGAGACAGTAGGTGTTCTTCCGATTCCTACCCTTTTGGAAAAGTCATTGTATTGGAAAACAGGGTCAGATTTTATTACACCTGTCGAATCCCAATAGGCTACCCTTCCCTGCCCCCCTGTACCTGTCACAATATTTGCAGGGATTTGACTAGTCAATGCTAAAGTGCCATCAGTATCAGGCAAAGTATAGGTTCTTGTAGCAGATGCAGTGATGCTATTCAAACTTAAAATAGCACCACGAAAAACACCTGCCCCTGTAGTCTGATATAAATTGAATTGATTAGTTGTCCCTGAAGCTATACTTCCATAGCCATTTACCAAAGTGAAAAAGGCATCACTTCTTAAATTAATCTGCCCTGCAACAGAACCTGAACCTGTTGAATTTATTGCACTTGCAGTAATACTATACACCCCTAAATCCACATTTGCTACTGCACCTGTGTAGGGTACTTTGCCATTAAAACTAGACCAATCGGCACTACTCAAAGCACCTCTATTTGTAGCACTTGCCGTAGGCAGATTGAATGTGTGAGTACTTCCCGTACTACTTATTCCAAAATTTGTTCCACTTGTGCCCGTTGCGAAGTTCTGAACTTGTGCCGTCAAGCTATTCAAAGCAGTCAAGCCTGTGGTGAATGTGGTAATGATTTGGCAAAGGTGACTATTCTCTGTGTGCAAAGTGATAGTTCTACCTGAGCGTGCCACATAGTACCGAAGTGCTAGTCTATCTGTTAAAGTTAGGCTAGTAGTAGGTACTGCCAAAGTAGAAAAGTAAGGGGTTATGGTAGTGCCAAATGCAATCAGTTCAGGAGTTCCCGAATTGGAAGCTATCAAGGTAGCAGTACCACCTATATCTACCTTGTATAATTCCACATAGAAGGAAGGAGTACCTCCACCTGAAGAAGCAGAAAAGTAAGTTTCAAAATTCCAATTACCCGCAGGGATTTCAAGCAAAGCAGGGTCACCTGCATCCGTTATGAATGAAGCAAGATATCCGTCAGCAATAGCCACAAAGTCAGTGCCTGCACCTAGTACAGGGACTTTGTTCATCTCTTTGTAGGCAATACCTCCAATAGTACCCTGAGATACCGAACCATTTAGGTAGTAGTTAACAGATGAACCACCACCTCCACCGCCTGAAGGGAAGTCAGCCAAAGAACCATCACCTCTGATATATTGGGAGACTGTCCCTGCACCTGTAACGCTTATATTTCCGCTTCCTGTCACAGGGCTATTTGATACCACAAAGGCTGAAGGCATAGATAGACCTACAGAGGTGACCCCTACATCTAGGTTGTCCTGCATCCAATCCTGAAGGGTTGATACAGTGACCTTGTTTGTGGTGGTAGCACCGCTTGCTACTATAGGAAGTACATCATTATTCGCAATGTCTACCCTTTCAATCAGTTGACTTATTCTCTTATCTGCCATATCAATCAAATATAAAATCTATTTACCCCGTTTTCCTGTAGCATATAGGCATCATTCTCAAGAAGGATGAAGTCATAGTCCACAGGGCTGATGTTTCCAAGTATCTTAAATAGTGAAACATAGCTTAACCCGTTTGCAATCGGATTGTATTTATCCACCTTTTCAAGTTGAAAGTAGTGATTCCCTACCTTGATGATCTTGCGAAAATCAAGATTCATGATGTCTGTAGGTGTTAGGTAGAAATACCCTTCAAGTAGTCTGCTGTTCCGATCACCGATTGAGTCTATCAGCCCCTGATAGTATTCTGTATACAGGTTACTATTCTGAGGGTAGACCCCGATCGAGAAATATACCTCCCTAGGGGAAGCAAAAAGCACATCATTTGAAGGCTCTGTAGGACTATCCAAGTGACCTGCATATGGGTAGACATTATAGGGAGTATTCCCTGCTGCATATCCAATATTCCATTGCGTAGTAGTCACCCCTGGAAGGAAGTAGGCTATCCTAGGCTTGAAGTTATCAGGGATTTTCACACCATTTTCTACCTTGTACAGGTGGATCATGATTCTGCCTGGGACTTCTTCCCTCATCACAGGTGGTGCAAAGATCACCTTGACAGTCTTTGTGTCTAAAATGAAATCATTGTCTATGATGGTTCTGCTTTCCCCATATACCTGATTGAATTTAGTCCTGTAGAATTCAGACCAATAGTCCTGATCTGTATCAAATGCAAGCCTGTATTCTTTCGCTGACAATTCGCTCAAAGGTGTAATGCTGATCTCCTGACCTACATCTAGTTTGTCACTCCAATCTAGGGCTTCATCCTTGAAGGTTTGGTAAAACTCATTGTAGGGGATAATCTCTAGGACATTTGTCCGTAGCCTGTCCTGTGTTATGTACAGATTGTACATCGATATGATGGACTTGAGAAAATCACGCTGCTTCATTGACTTTGGCAGGGTGTCTTCAATCTTCATTGTGTCACCTTCTTCAAGTTCCACTGCCACAGGGACAGTGTTCCCTATCTTAAGTGATCCAATAGGTGCTATCACTACCTCAGACTGAATGTTCGGATTGTAGCCTACATTGCCTACTGACTGACCTGTGAGTCTCACCTCAAAGTAGTCATTCAAAGCAAGGTCTATTCCCCCTGAAATCTCAACATTCCAATAGTAGAACTGACCTGCTGAAATTAAGGAAGCAGTTCTAGTAGAAGTCAAAATAGGTGACCCATTTTTCAGCACAGATACAGTCCATGTATTTTCTGTGAATGCTTCTAGTGATTCGAAGGATAGCCTAAGATTCAAGTTCAATCCTGTATTCAGGTTCTGTGCCTTATTCCATCTGAATCTAGTTCCTGAATTTTGGATCAAAAAGCCTGATGCCAAAGTACTGCTGAAATTAAGCAGCCTGGAGAATGAAGGGGTTGTAGTCACTTCCTGCTGATACAGGACAGGGGTTTGATCTAACAGAGTAGTAGATTCCTTTGTGATCATCTTCTCTGCCGTCACTAGAATCAACTTCTTGAAGTAGAATGATGTGAAGATTGGTGCTGTAATTTGGAAGCCTGCCTCACTGAAAATTCTTGACAGGATTTCTGATACATATACAGCAGGCTTGAAGTTCCGAATAGGGTATGTGACCCCATCAGTACTGATGCCATAATCCACCAAAGGATAGACATAGTTTGTACCGCCTTCGACATATTCAGTCCTAGCCCATGATGCCTCAATATTCGCTTTATTCCAAACATGGTCATAGTCATCAAAGTCAAGGTCAGCTAATGTCTTATCCCCTAGTTCATGAAGGATGTCCCGAAGTCTTCCAAAGACATTCACCTCATATAGGATGTTCCCTGAAAGATTATTGATCTTCATCATCCTGATCACCCCGTCAAATATTTTGACATTGTCTAGGAAGATTTGTGCTTTGGCTTGCTTTGCAGGGTTGAAGTTCTGACCTATGTTTACATCCATAGGGTAGTAGTCATTGGATACCGAAATATCAAAGATGTTCCCGAATAGCCCCTGATTCTTTGAAGTTGAGGGCAGTGTGATAGTCTGTGAATAGGATGTGTTTATTCTTTCAATGTCAGTAACATCAGCCACCGAATAGGTGAATTCTACATCAATATTCCCTAGGGTATCTACCTCCACCCCTTCTACAAATAGTCTAGCACTCATATCACCTGTCGATTATTTTCAAGCCCAAATTCAAGGTCTAATTCCAAGTTGAATAGTTTATCAGTCGCAGTCTTTTTGATCTCGTAGGATGTCGCTGTAGGCTTCACAGGAATCCATGATGGCCTGATGTAGTTATCATTCACAAGATTCATGTAGACCAAAGGACTAGAATATAGTTCCCTGATCAATTCGCTTTGTGCATCATTCAGGTAGTCAGAAATGATCTTCCAAGATTGCATCTCTTTTGTGAAGTATACAGGGTTAGTGTTCTTCACTACTACCCCATTCGCCTCATAGATGCTGCCGTCATAGTTTCTCTGATAGCCCTTCTTCTCAATGCTTAAAGTAGTCTTATTCACTAGGTCAAAATTGAAGAAATCGAATGCCCCGTATTTGTTCAGGTAGGCTATCCGCATAGGATCAAACTTACCACATTCCTGAGTGTATAGGGTAGCAAATTTGTACCTTCTTGCAGTGCCATTATTCCAATTTACAAATAGCTGAATTGAAGCTACATTGCCCCCATAGGTCAAAGGGGTGATCTGAAAATAGTTCACATTTGGGTACACACTTCCTGACTTGGCAATGAAGTATGTCTGTGTGGTGGCATTATTGTAGGTGACAAGTAGTTCTACATTTGTCAGAAATCCTGTGTTTATGAATCCGAATACCTGTGCATCTGATTCTCTGACCTTGATTGTATCCCATGCTGTCAAAGGCTTGTAGGTAGTATTGCTTGATCCATTGTATAGGTTCACATCAGCATACCAATCATCCAATTCTAGCAAAGGCAAAGCCCCTGCAAGGGCATACTTGGTGTCAGATATCACCTCAGATGCAAGGACTATCACAAATTCTCCTGCCACCTCATAGTACTCATAGCACTTTAGGTAGAAGCCCTTCAGTATGTTTGTGCTGTTAGAAGAAGTAGCAGTCTCATAGAATCCCTTGGTGTATTCGAATTGGGTAGAAACAAATTTTGAGACATCAAATTCCACAGGATCAGATGCATCAGCAGGTGAATCATAGTAGGCAGTGGTTATCAACTCATTTGCTGAATTGTAGACCTTGACTACATATTTGAAGCCTACCTCTGTAGCATTGGTAGAAACTATCTGATAGTTTATCCTATTGAAAGCAGGAAGGATGCTTATAGATGGCTGTGTGAGAGTTATCATTTACTTACTTTTAGAATGAGTGTATCTTGACCTAGTGTTCTAAGGTCTACTTGAAAATCAGGGGTAGCTTCATCTATGGATTTCTTGATGAACTGCCTTCCTTCAATACCATATTTCTTGATGTAGTATGCTAGTCTTTTTGCTGAAGTAGAAATCTGTGGGAGCATCTGCCTTCCTTCAATTAGGTTTGTGGCTTCTATCTCCATGTTCTTTCTTTGCATCCATCCCTGTAGCTGTTGCAAGGCTTCAGGTGGCATTCCATAGGTCTTATATTGATAGTGCTTCCCTTCTGCATTTGGGTAGGTCTTCCGCCTGTTTTGGATACCCTTCACACCCTTATCTATGTAATCAGCATAGTCTACACCTACCTTGATTTCAATCCTGTATCCTGTCTTGGTTTCTTTTACCCCTAGAAAGTTGAAAGCCCCTTCCATAGCACCTGTATCTGAAGGTGCATTTTCTGAAAGTTTCAAGGCTAATTTTGCCCCTAGCTTTTCCATAGCCTGAGTCACATTCTTCACAAGCATGGCATCTACATCTTTGACATAGTTCACCCCTGATCGGGAAACCCCTCCGATGTTGATTAATCCGTCTACTTTAGCTTGGCTTGCAGTGACCATTTTTTGTATTCTAGTTCTTTGTGCTTGTTATAATCTTTAAGATATGCTAGGCATTTTAGCT